TGCGTGAGCGCCACGGTAGATCGTCGAACAAGTGATGACGTTGGCTGATATTGCCGTGATCCTGCAACCGCCAGAGTGACCAGATGAATCAGCAAGATAAACGATCATGCCGACCTGCAATGCCGCGCCCGGCGATGTCACGAGCGTCACCCGTTTCGATGTGGGTGAAATATAAATGGTTTGCGAGATTGGATACTCTTCGCGCGGCCAGCCAAGCAACTGAATCTGCTTCGCGTCAGGATGAAAAAATGTTATCGGCGGCGAAACATAGGTGCCTTTCCAGACGTTGATGCGCGCGAGTCGTGACGATGGTATGCGCCATTGCGTAAGATAATCGTGAGCAGCTTGCACGCTCGGGAAACCGACATCCGGATTCGGGCAGTTCGGATGAGTCGCAGGGACGTAAACGTCGAGATCGACAAGGAGTTCTTTCACACCGATGGTGACGAAATCGCCGCTCGCGTCCTCGACGATTGAAACGCCAGTGCCTTCCTTAACTCGTTTGAACGAAAGCAAATTCGCGACGGCTTGTTTGAACCAACCGGGGCCGACAGTCTCAAGACCGACGTTCTCGCCTGTCACGGCTTCGGTTGGGCCGATCTCGACGACGAGCTGATCAGTTGGTATGCGATCAATGACCAATTTGATCTTGAACGCTTGAATGCTCGGGCTGGCTGGGTCGATCGTATCAGGCGGATCGGCGAACACGTTCGCGACCGAGTATAAGCGATCAGCTTCAGTGCCGATGTGCGCCATGACGCCAACTTCGCGCAACTGGAATGCGCTCGGCGCAGCAGTGCTCAAGAACGAACCTTCAACCAGCAGGATGCCGTTGCCGTAATCGTTCTTGGTCGTGATGTTCACGTCCATCACCCATTGCGCGAGCTGCGTCAGCGGGAAAAGATCGGACGGCTGTGATGCTACGCCGCTGCCAAGCACAATTTTCGTGATGTTCAGGACTTCGGTGTTCTGTGCGCGCCCAAGCATCGAGCGGCCAGCGTCGGTAAATTCATGTTTTGCCAAGCTCATGGATAGTCTGGTGCCTCACTTTCTCGGTAGATGAAACGCAGCGTCATTCCTGCCCAACCAATATTGCAGGTTGACACTCGCGAATAAACGATTTTTTCACACCACCTGCTGACCGGCTTATAGCGATCGATCAACGCAAGTGCAGCGTTCTCTTGATCAGGTGGGATGACTGCTTGATCGACCATGATGCGAAAACGGTAGCGATCGTGCCAATTCGGGTCTGGCTGAGCGGGTGGAAACGGATCGCGATATTGAAACCATTCTTCGAGCGTCGCGCCACCGGGCCAGTAGGTGTGCATGACTTCCTCGACAAGTGCGCGCGTTCCTTTGCGCTTGTGCCAGATGATCGATTGCTGCACGAGATTTTTGCGAAACTCCAGCGGTCGCGTCGGATCGTAACCGTCGACGTTGAATTGCCACGCGAGAATGTCGACCAACTTCGGGTCTGTCAGACCCATGATGTTCGGGATGAAACATACCTGACCTGTCTCGTCGATGATCTCGAACATCTGGTAATCGAACGCCTCGCACGCTGCCTGCACTTGGCTGTCATACGAAATGCTCGGTGTGCAAAGATCGAGCAGCTTGCTTGTGCGTAGGGCGGTGCTCATCGTCGTCGCATCCTTCGCCAAAGAACCTTCTCAAATTTAGAACTGCGCGGCACGAGTCCCTTTCGAATCAAATCGCGCTCGATGCGCTTGCGCTTATCGGCTCGCGCACAGTAATCATAAATCTCGAATGAAGGCATTTTATGGTTCCTCGACGCCGCCGTAGGTCACGACTGGCGCAATCGCTTCATCGTGGCAGGCGAGTTGGTTGTATTGCATAAGCTGGAACAAAGGCATGGGCGAGGTGACATCGATGCGCTTCGCGCCGGCTTCGAGACAGCGACGAATTAACTCGTCACAGTTGAGATCGCGCCCAACATACGATCGTTGCCAGAGAATCCAGTCGCTGACTGCTTGATTGACATTGACCGAGATCGAACTTTGCACGACCTCGTTGTCCTTGCTGACGTAGTAGGTCATGTTGAGCGTGTAGATGAACGGCGTTGGAGCGTAGGCCGTCACGTAATCGGTGAGCGGTCGAACCGTGTCTGCGCTGCACTTCGCGAGCACCATGTCGAGAATCGATTGGCTCGGAATCTGACCGCCCTTCAGCAGCGGATAGAGATGAACTTCGCCCGCGATGTCGGGCGCACTGTAAACGACGCACTGGCTGATGTCAGGATGCGCCGAGAGCGCCCAGAACTCATAGGCAGCTCGCGGTCCGCACGTCGAGTAGGATTCAATCGCCAGCCAGACGCGGTAACGATATTGGTTGTCAGTTTCTTCATCGCTGCCGCCATCAGTGGTGTCGGTGTTGCTGACCTCCATCGCAAACTGCTGGTTCCAGTTGATGATGGTGTTGACCTGCCCCGGCACGAAACCGTTACCGATCACGCCAGCGTCGAGCGCCTGCGCTGAGACATCGCAGAAGAACTCACCTGTCTTGATCGTGCCAGCCGTGAGCGTTTGAAAGATGATGCCATTCGGTGCTTGGCATTGCGTCCCCCACGGAATTGACGCGTCGAACGCGAGCGGGTGCTCCAACGTGAAGCGAAGCGTGCATGAAGCAGGATGCGCAGGCAATCGCAGCGCGCGTTGCCCATGCAGCGCAGCGAGGTTGTCGAGATAATCGCCCCTCGCATACTTGAGCAGGTTGTTTTTGCCCGTGAAATCGATCAGCGTGCGTTGATGACTGAGCCAATGACAGACAACGAGCAGATGCAAGCGCACAGGATCACCCGGTGCGAGCGACTTCGCAATGCCCGTCAGCAATTTGAACGCAGCTTCGTAATCGTTGATGACTTCATGCTGGATGACGGTCGGGTCTTTGACTGCGAAATCGATCGAAGGAACGTAATCGAGACCGTATTCGGGCGCGCCCGGTGCGCTTGCCGGTTGACCGCCAGTGCTGTCTGGCGGCACGATGATGACGCCACCATTACCTCCTTGGATGCCTTGTGCCATGTTTATCCTGCTCCTTCTAGTTTGTATTTCTTGCCGTCGACGACAGCTGGAATCCCGGGCCAGAACTCGTAAAGGTAAACGCGCCGCGAGTCGCCGCTGTTGTGCGTGATCTTCGGGTTGACGATCTTGGCTACGCAATACGCAGCTTCGCCGGTCTTGTCGTCAGGCCCGATCTCGCCGACAACGGCAGGACTCCATTTTGCTGTGGTCAGGTTCGTGATGCGACCTTGGCATCCCATGAGAATCGGCTCGATCATCGAGCGCACTTGCGGCGGGCTGACGAGATATTTGTCCTCGTCGGCGTTGAGGTATTTCCCGCCATTGTAATAAGCGGTCTGGCTCTGATAACTCGGATCGTCGTAATCTGGACCGCTGCCGTCATTGCAGATGTCGAGATCGCTGATGAACGCGATGTAGCGAAAGTCGCCTGCTCCGGCGATCAGCACTTGATCGATAACGAGCAATGGTTGCATGATTGCGGTGTGAGTTGTTTTCATTTTGGTTGGTTGTTGTTTCTGGTCGCGAAATATGCTGCTAACGATGAAGCGAGTCCGCCAGCAATGGCAAGCAGGATTTCACCGCCGCCTTCGGTGAACGATTTGTTGCGCCACGCTGCTCCGGCAATGGCGAACAACCCCCAGCCGACCAATCCTGCTGCTATGACGAGCGCAACTCTGTCTTTGGATGTCATAACTCGATAATTGTCATGCAATTTCCTGCCATGCCCGCTGACCAAGCTGCGTTGCCAGCAAAGTAAAACACGTCGAACCAATACTGAGTGCCTTTGACTAAGTTGGGGATGAATGCGTTGCAGCTATACATCGAGTAAACGTTCACGGCCAGACCGTTCGGACTGAAAGCGCAGTTGCCAACGGCGGTGCCTGCTGGCGAAGCTGCTCCCTGTGCAGGAGCCGCGCCTGTGCCGTAGTGAATTTGGCAACACCCGAAACCGCTTGCGGTGTTGCAATACAAGCGACCGTCAAGTATCACTAACACGCGACCGCTTCCTTTTATCGTGAATAACTTAGCCATGCCTGCGGCTTTGGCAGTTGTTCCAGCGACGAGCGGTTCGGCTGGCCCCGCAGCATCGTGAATGGCATTGGCTGCAACCCACTCGGTGTCGTATTGCGTGTTGCTTTTCTTCTGCAGCTTCTCGCCAGTCGCGCCAGCAGTCGGGACACCTACGCCCGCGGCGCCAGTTGCACCAGTGGGACCTTGCGGCCCCTGCGGACCAGTAGCACCCGGATTGCCTTGCGGCCCCTGAGCGCCAGTGTTGCCAGTCGCGCCTTGATCGCCTTTCGGCCCTTGTGCGCCAGTCGAACCCGGTGGCCCCGCTGCGCCTGTTGAGCCTGTCTGACCAGTGTCGCCCTTTGGCCCTTTGATGTTGCCCTTCGCCGTCCAGCCAGCAGCTTTCGTCGATGGTGTCTCGACGTTTGTCAGCGATTCGTCAGCTGATTCTTCGTTAGGCATTATTCTGCTCCTGCGCCCATTTTTTTCACCCAGCCCTTGGTGGCGCTATATTGAAAGATGTCGCCGCTCGCCGAGTTCAACCACATGTCGCCAGTGATCTCTTGCCCCATGATCACACCCGGATCGTTCGGTTGAACCGTCCAGATGTTGCCGCGCGTGCCTGCTGGGCCAGTCGCGCCAGTTGGTCCTTGCGGGCCTGCAGGGCCCGGATCACCAGCCGCGCCCGGTGGGCCGGTTGCCCCCGCTGGGCCGGTGTCTCCGGGTGGACCCGCGACGCCTGTCGGTCCGGGTGGCCCTTTGATGTTACCTGCTGGTGCCCATCCGGGCGCTCGCGGTGTTCGTTGTGGTGGTGGCGGTGGCGGTGGGGTTTTAGGTTGATCTGCCATTGAATATCACTCTCCAAGTTGTGCCGTCATATTGAAAGATGGCGGCTGTTGTCGTGTTCAAATACATGTCGTTGACGAGAACGCCAGCTGTGCTGAGAGGATCGCTCGGCCCAGTAAACCATTGACTACCGCGCTGTCCTGCGGGGCCAGTTGCTCCCGGTGGACCTTGCGGGCCTTCTGGTCCGGCTGGACCTTCGATGATCATGCCGGGTGGCGCTTCTGGCGGCTTCGTCGTCGGCGGCAGGGCAGGCGGCACTTTCGGTTCGTCGACGTAAATCGTGATCTTGTCGTATTGCGTGCTCGTCCCCCAGATCACGTTCTTCACTTTCAACTGCAGATTGACGGTCAGTTGACCTGTCAGCGTCTTCGGCTCGAAATCGATCGACATGACTTCAACTCGCGACTCCCAGTAATAAAGCGCATCGAGGATCGCGACCGTGGCTTCCTCAGCGAGATTCATCGGTAAATCAACGATGCTCGTGTCCAAACCGAGCGTGCGTTCGAGCGCTGCGCTGAACAGCGGCGTCGTCAAGATCGTTTTGACGTTCTGAAAAATTTCTTTGTAAGAGATCGCGCCGAAATCGATCGCTTCGAAGCTCGCCATCGTGAGCGGCATTCCGTCTGCGTCGCGCAGCTGAATGCGCCAGTTGGCGCCAAGCTGGCTGTTGAGCTGATTGTCGATGACTGTTGCGGTGACCGGCATATTTTCTACAAACCTCCAAAACCCGGGATGCCAAACGACGAGAACGAGCCTTCTGTGAACGGAATGTATTCCTTGAACGTCACGCTCAGCTCGACGCCGATCAGTCTACCTCCATGCAGCCAATATTTGTGACTCTCAGCAAGATCGGTGATCACGAACAGCGATAGACCCGGTCCCATCGGGCTTGAACCGACGATCAACGGCGCGGCCATGGCGTTCTCGTGATAAAAGTGCCATTGAGCGAGCAGCGGCAGCGGGTTACCGCACCACGCTGCGTTCAAGCTGATTCGGTAATCGCACTCGACGAGATCGTTGCCAGCCCATTCGAGCAGCGGCTTGCGAAGATGCACCATGTGCGATCCGAAGCGACCGGTATATTTGCGCTGAATCTCTTCGAACGTGTGAATCCGGCCGCGCGCTTTGCCGAACACGATCGAACCGTAAATGCCCTCAACTGCCATTTGATTTCTCCCGTTGTATCGCGATCAGCAATGCTTCGAGCTTGTTGACGCGCTGCTCAAGCGCAGCGACGCGCTTTTCGAGTTCTTCTGCGCTGCGACCGCCGGTGTGAAGCCCATTTTGGTCAGTGTGAGCGCCGCTGGTCCTCATGTTGCCGGTATGCTCGATGTCGCCTTTGATCGTGACTGTGCCTTCGAGCAAGATGTTTTTCTGCTGGAGATTGATCGCGCCATTGGGCGCTTTAACGTTTACGTCGCCATCAGCTTCGAGGTTGATGTGCGCGCCGTCAGTAGTCGAAACCTTGATATTCTTTTTGGCTTTGGTGTCGATGCCGCCTTTGAAATCCTGCGTCATGAACACTTCGGCGTCTTCGTTGGCGTCGAACTTCTGAACGTGCCCGCCTTCCCATTCTGTGTAGTCGAGCTTCGGGTCTGTCACTGGCGGCGGGTCGCTCGTCGTGTAGAACGAGCCGAGCACGGCGTAATCACTGTGGCTGTTCGGGTATTTCAACAGCGCGACGTTCGTGCCGACACGCGGTATCTGGAAACTTTTCTTGCCCGTAGCCGCTGGGTGCAGGACCGGCACTGGCTTCGTGATCAGCGGCGTGCCTTTGTGATCGACCTTGTCTGGGAAGATCACGCGCACGTTCGCCTGCGTTTCGTCGCACTCGATCTTCGTCACGCGACCCATGACAACGCTGCTGCCGAAGCGGTTATCCTTGCCCGTGTTGTAGTCAGTGTCGCTGAGTAAATTTTTGCGTCCCATAAATCAGTAACCCTCCAAACAGCGACGCACGCTGAGGCTCGTGTCATACTGCGGCCCAACCGTGTGTCTCGCGCTCTCGATATACCATTTGCCGTCGAATTGACCGACGCCTTTGAGCATGAACGTCATGCCTGCTGCGATCAGCGGATTACCAATCGACATGTCGATCGTTGCTGTTTCTTTGTCCTTGTTCGCTTCGCGGCAATTCGCTTTCGCTTTGCGCTGCCCGGCGCCGGAGCCGCCTGCGCCTTTGCCAGCGTTATCGGCGGGCAAATTGTCGCCCCACAAACCTTGATCACTCGGTGGTGATTCTCTGGCTTTTCTTTCACGAGCGGCTGCGAGCGCGAGACAACGCGAAACCAGTGCGGCACGCCCACCACTGCCGCCGCCGCTCGAATTGGCTTGATATTCGACCTTGTCGTTGATCTGATCGTCGACATCCTGCTTGGTTAGATCGTCGTCTTTAACGGAATAGCCTTCGTCGGTTAAACGACCTGTCTCTGGGTTGACGTATTTGATTTTGGCTGACTTTTTACTGTCCATCACTCGCGTCGTGAAGTGACCACCGGTCATGCGATAGCACGCACCACCGCCAGCCGCGACGTTACCGTAAACCAGCGTGAAACTCGGCGCTGCCTCGTCCATCTTCTGCGCGTCGCTGATGATGATCTGGTTGCGCGAACATTTGATCGTCAGGCCAGCGTCCTTTGCGCGTTTCTTCAAAAAGCACAAACCGTTTTCTTCATTCTGCTCGACGCGACTGTATTGCGGGTTGTAATCGCTGTTCCATTGCAGCTGCATCTGGTTCTCGTCGGCGATCTGCCCAGAGATGTCTTGAAGGGAAGTGTCCTCCCAACCACGCGTTTCGTCTTTCGACTTGAGGTGAATGTCAGTTGGAATTGACGATGCTTTGACTGAGACGGTGTGCTGCGGTAGGTCGAAGTCTACCGTGTCGATCCAGAAACGCCCGCAATCAAGCATCAGGCCCGCGGCGAACGGAGCGAACCAGCGCTCAACGATGATCGATACGTCGATGAAAACGCCTTTGTCGGGCATCCAATCGTTGATGAAGCGCCGATCGCGGTCTGCGAGCTGCAAGTCGAGATCGTCGGCTTTCTCTCCGTCATAGTTGTCGGTGTAAACGAGATTGAGAAAATACGGTGCAAGCGACGAATAGTAATCCTGACCGCCCATTTGGATCGATGGATATGCGATTCGGACTTGCGTAATCATGTCGTGATGATCGATGCGCTTTTCCAAGGCACGAGCGGGATTGATACCTTCACGGGCATGTCAGGCACATTGACTGCGATGCCAGCAGGAAAGTTGCTCAGTTCGCGCAGATCGTAATTCACTTCGATCAGCTTGTGCATGTAATGATCATCGCCGCGCTTCATGCCATAGCAGCGCAAACTGATCGAGTCCCACCAATCGCCCTGCGTCGAAACATACTGGCGATATTTCGGCTCTTTGATGTCGATCGCCTTGGCGACCTCGCGCTGGAACTCGGCATACTTCTCGGGCGGCATCACACGCGGCCAAGACGGTCCCGTGATGCGTGGCTCAACCGTAGCCTGATTCATAACTCAATCTCCGTTCTTGGTGCTGCGCTGCCTTGAATTGCCCGATGAAATCGCGCGCGAGATCGCGCAAACGGCTATCCATTGCACGCGTTTCCTCTTGCGTGACGTTGCCGTGAATCTCGACGTGCGGCGCGAACGCGACGTGCGTCTGGTGCGCAACGCGCCCGCCCATGCCAGTGCGTCCGAGCGCACGCGAAGCGTAATCGAGCAAGCCATGAGCACGACGACCGCCTGTCAACGGGATGACCGCTTCAGCGCCGCGCTCTGCGATGTTCGCTATTGACGGACGCCTGAAGATGCCGCCAAACTGTGCTCCCGGAGCTGCTGCTGCCAGTAATGGCGGCGCGCCTGTCGCTGCTTTCTTCGATTCAGTGTAAGCAGCTGTCGAATACTGCTCGTGCAACCCTTGCATGAAACCGTGGTATTCGCCTGCGATCTTCTCCTTGTAGCCTTTGATCTCGTTGACCATTCCCTGATCGGTCATGCCGCGAAGCACGTTGCGACCAGCGCCGATCTCACCGACCATGCTTGAGACTTGCTGAGCACGCGCTTCGCTTAATCCGCGCCCCATGACTGCGCGCGTCTCGCCCCTATTCCACGGACCGTAGAACCCGCCCTTGATCATCTGCTCCATCGACTTGAACTTGCCTGCTCGCTTGTAGGCAACGGCGCGATTAACCATCGCTTCGAGCACGTTCTTCTGACCTTCAGCGCTGCTCGCTTCAGTCGCCAGCGTCGCTGACACCAGATTCTGCATCGACGGCGCTTGCAGTTCTTTGACGACACCCGCCCGCTCAGCTTTGATCTTGGCGAGCGCTTCCGGCCCG